GCCGCCTTGTGCTGTTTCCCACCTCCCAGCGGCTTTACTATCTTCTTGAAGTCTTGTATCAAAAATCTTGTGATATTCTTCAGAATCAATGAGGTGTTTAGCCTTACGACCAAACTTAATAGCGAGTTCACCAGTGTGGGTTGCTTGAATGATCTTGAGTTTCGGATTACGGCCCACCATCCATGCGGGCAACAAATAAGAAGCAAATTCTGACTTCGTATGCCTTGGAGGCATATTCACGATTAAACGTTTAAGCTTGCCGGTTGATAAATCATTAAATTTCTTGGCAATGTGCCTGTGATGGGACCCTTCAATAAAATCAGGCCACACACACTTTACAAAAGATAAAAAATCAGTTCGAGCTCTGTTTTGAATCTTTCTTTCAGCGTGCAGAACTTGAAGTTGTTTATAAGTCCTACGAACGTCAGCGGGTAATCTACTGATATCTACATTTAAATTCATATAAAAATTTTATAAAATTTTTTGCATCATAATATGATGTTCAACAAGTTTTTAACAGCCTTGTCTCTCTAAATCAAGCAATTCAACCCAAAGTAGTGGGACCCCTTTTTAAAAAAAGCGGGGTCGGGTCGGTTCAGTTGTTGGAGTTTGGAATTGGGTTTGGTACCTCTATTGATCTAGAAACAAGGACCAGCGCGCGCAGCGCGCTGGTCCAAGAGCCAACGCGCGTTAGCGCGTTGACCATTCGTCATGGACTAACGAAATTGTTATCATTGTATTGTGCTTGGGTAATTGGTCTGCGTTCGCCCAACAAATCATTAACAAAGTAATACTCACTATTATTATAACCTCGCCAATTTCTATGCTTATACCAAGCGCTATCAGCCATAGTCCTTTTAGGCTCGTGTATCATACCGAAATGTTTAAGAGCCATCTCGCCAAACTTATTATACCAATCACGTTCACACATCATTGAACATGCATTGCCACCAAGATAATAGAATGAAGATCTCTTGCGAGTTTCATAATGCTTATCGCCTTTATGTCCTCTTATTCTATCTTTTGTTTTATACTCATGACACTTAGGTCCTTGACAATATTTCATATTGACCTCGTAACATGTGGCATCATCAACACAAATTTGATGATGAAGAATAAAAACATTGATAAGCCTAGCCATGTGCTAACGTGTATTGCAATGACCAGACCTAAAAATGCTGCTACAAAATGTAGCGCAAAGTAAAATGCATAAAAGATATATTTCATTAGTCTAACAAAGTCATATAAGCTTTAGCATTTAATCTGCTAAACATATCCAACCCCCGCTGCACTAAATTAAAGTTACCAAGATATTCATCTAACTTAATCTGATCATATAACTTTGCCTCTTCAAGTGTTAACAATTCAGATTGACCTGAGTATGGATTTGTTCTTTTTACTTTGGACATTTTTTCTCCTTTTTATATTTCAAGTCAAATGTTGTGTTGACTTGATGAGCAACATAGTTGCTGCCAAACATAAAACCTAACCAAAGTAATCTACGTTCCTCAGCTAAGCTATGCCCCTCAATATAATCTCTCACCTCTTTCTCAGTTTTAAACGTAGCAAATAAATTAGAGCCGCTCAGTTTAACTGTCTTTTTCTTCTTATCTTCTTCTCTCCATAGTTCAGTCATTATAGTATCTCCCAATTGGTTGCATATCGATATCCTTTTTTATCTAAATCCCAATAATGTAAAAAAGGCTTACTGTCTTTATTCCTATTCCCAAATCCACGACAGTTTTCTGTAATAATGCCGAAACGTCTAACTTCTTCGCCATTCTTTTTAGTGTATTTGATTTTGAACTTTTTATTGCTTTCTATTGATTTGTCCATAGTAGGGATAATACTTGATTATCCCTAATATGTCAATGGGCTATTTTGATTGTTGTTGGTCGTATAATTTACGCAACGCAATTTTCTGATCTCTAGTTTGCGTCTTATTTTTTAGACTAGCCAAATGATTTAATATATCTGTATTTGAAACCACAATGCCTTTAGATGTAGTTGCAAGAATATCAGTTTCAGAAATTGCCAAGCCCATCTTCTTAGCCATGTCGATTGATTGTTCTAAATAGACATGATCTCTCAAACCACTTTTTAAAACTTTGCATTGTTCTAAAATAGTTTCAATCCATTTAGTATGTGCCATGATAAGTTTTTGTTTTGCTTGTTGCCAACTCATCAAGATTGCAAACTCCTTTTGATCACAACCGATTTGTCTATCTCGACAATATTCACGACCAATTAAATCAAGTTGATAATCATTATTCCACTCACGTGCATAACAAGTTTGATTATCTCGACCACCACTCAATCCAAGTTCTCTTGAATTGGCACTATCAACTTGCGTCCAATGAGGATTTGATTGATTTTCCTCACCACTACCATTTCCCCATTTTTGCTCAATATTAATATCGGGATTACATTTTTCCCCTTTATTAATTTTACCTTTTAACTCATCACGAAAATAAGCATACGCAAAATCATTTGTTCTGCTACTTTCATCACCATTTATATTTCCATCTAAACGAAAATCAAAATGCTTTGTGATGTACTTGTCGTCTTGATCGCCCTCACTATGTTCACTATCATATTCCTTTTGGCGATACTCATTATCATAGCCATCTTTTTTGGACATATACCCAAAATGAAAGCAACTGTCTTTTGCAATAGTATTTACATTATCAAACTTATTTTGAAGATGATAAGCCATCTTCACATCTTCATTTGTATAATGTCGTCTAACTATTTTTTCCGCAAGTTTCCAAGTTTTATCTTGTAGAGGTTTTACAGTTTCTCTTGCTTGAAGATAAGCCTCACGTTCTTGCGTGTTTTCTTGTTCTAAATAAGGTCGCATAAAAACATTTAATATCTTGTTTCTATGCCCTTGATTATTTCTTACTCTAGCCATTTATTTCTCCTTTAGTTAAAAATAAAGGTTTATACCCTTGACACCTAAAAGTCAAGGGAGTATATAGGATAGTATGAATTATAAAGAGATAACATATAATACTGCATTAGATATTGTCTTTATGAACAAGTGTCATAATTGTGGTTGCACACCCAAAAATGATGAATGGGCAGATAGAGCAAAAAACTTATGCATAGATTGTCAAGATGATTCTTGAAAGTTTATGGTTTTATGTATTCTTATTTATAGCGGGAATGGTTTGGCTATATTTAACTGAATAGAATTCGAATGCCATTGGCGCCTTGATTGGGAAGTTTTTACTCATCATAAATCTTTACCTCATAGAGGCGCCCTTGAGCCGAGATCTGGCCTTGGGATGAATATTAGCCACCGGATCTTGGGTCAAGTTGTACGAATTCGGCCGATAGAGACAGCTTGGCCAGAAAGTATTTATGAAATATACAATTGTTAAAATGTCTGAAATTGCCAAGCATCCAACAATGCGCCTGGATGCAAAATATTGGATTAAAAAAAAAAGAAAAAAGCTACAAGCAACAAGCTGCAAGCTTGACAGCCTGTCCCAGAGATGATAGGATGAACTCTAATCCATTATGGACACTGGATTTATCCGGAGGAAGAAGTAATGGATCAGGGCCAGTGACCTAACGGTAACTATGCAGAGTGGCTATCCCACTATAAATATTGGGTGTTACCCACTGGTCCATAACAATGGAAGGAATAATATGGAAACAAAACAATTAAAAAGAATCGCGGATGCTCTAGAAGAGATCCTGCGACTAGTGAAGAAAGACATGGCTGAGATGAAGAAGGCGGCAAAATGATTGACCAATTTGAAATAAGAAATGAAGGCTCCATCGTCCTGTTCGAGCCGTTAACAGATGAGGCTCGGGGCTGGTGGACAGACAATGTGGACCCTGAAGCCCAGACCTTCGGCCGCGCTTACGTCGTCGAGCACAGGTACGCGCCAGATATCATTGAAGGAATTAAAGCAGCATGAAACAATTTAGAATAGACGTATCACATGCATCTCCGGGCCAGCTGCTGACCATCGCAGCTGAGCTCAAGAT